AGCGCCTTTAAACCCTTGCCTGCATAATGCCCAGCCACACCCATTCCCGCCCATAACGCCCCTTCTTCCAGCGTTCCAATCAACCGCTCCCGCTCATTATCATACTTGCGCGTTTGCGCAAACAAACTCCCCGCAATCGCCTCCCGCGCTGTCAAACCCTTAACTCCGGACAAACCCACCTTTCCCGTAACCCCGGCCCCGCCAACCCCAGCCGCCGCCATCAACGGCAAATCCGCCAACACCGTACCCAAAAACTCCGCCACCCCCGCGCTAAACCCCTCGCCCTCCGGCATATAAAAGGGATCAGACCCGCCATAATACTTATAATCCCCTTTCAATTCCGGTAACAACCCGCTCAACGCCTCGCGGCGTCTTTTTTCTTTATCCCCAACCGGCGCCCGGCCCATATCAAAAACATTACTAACATTTTCTAAACTTCTTTCACCGGCAGTTTTAACTAAACGTTCACCAAAACCTGCTTTATTATACCTGGTCTCCAAAGCCATCGCCAATTCATCATCGCTCGCCCCGGATAAATCAGGGTACTTTTGCCGATACGCCTGCAAAATCTCCGCATCGCTCGCATCCTTTAAATTTAATGCAGACCGCGTATTTCCCAAAAAAGACTTGTCTCTTTCCGGTTCCGGCGATAAATTTAAACTTTCAGAAAATGTCTGCGTAGAAACAGGCTCTGCAAATGAACGTTTTAACATTAATAATTCCCTCCGGCGCCATGTCTCTTTTGATTATATAACAAATCAAGCGGATTATCATCATACCTGGGCACACCAAATTTCAACTGACTTTTATTTTGCGGAAACAAATCACCAATATTAACCGTACCTTTTTCTGATCTTGCCGAATCTTGACCAGCAACATTATTATTTCTTTGCCGGTTAGCCATAATAATACTTTTCAACTCCTCGCCCTCGCTCGCAGCCGCCCCCCCATTCACCAAAGGCCGCCGAAACACATCCTGTCCCGCCTGCAGGGGTCCGTATTCATCCGCCCCAATTCCATACGTCTCATACTGAATTTCCCCCTGCTGCCGGCGCAACCGCTCAATCTCCCTTTGCAACCGCGCCACCTGGCCTTTAGCCGCCACATCTTTATCATACTTTTCGCTTTTCATCAAAGCATCGATATCCCCCTGCCGGTCCTGAATCTGCATATCCAAATCCTTCAACATCTCCGAAACCTTAACCCCACCCTTTTGATCGAATTCCAAACCTTTCAAAGCCAAATCTTCCCGCTCCAATCCCAACCGGCCGCGACTGTACTCCCTGTCCGTATCCGCCCGAAACTGATCAATATCCATTTTCCTCTGTTCAGCAGAGGTATCAGCATAATATTTAACCCATTCCTTATATTGTTCCGGCGTCATTTTTGTCCCTTTTATTGGCGCAAGAATCTTAGCCATATCCGGGTACTTGGTCAAAAACGCATCATCAACAATCAAAGAATTATCCGGCTCAAACTCCATCCCACCGGCATCCAACCCCATCGCCCCCGCAAACTGCCTGCCATACCCCTGCCGCGCCGTCCTGGTCAAATCCTTATTCCCCGCCATCTGCTGCAACACACTCTTTTTACGCCAATCGTCCTCGCGCTCCCACTGCTTTTTCGTCCACTCATCCTCGCGCTGCCAATCCTCCCGCCGCAAAGAGTCCTCGCGGTTCTGCTGGTTCAACAACAATTCATCCTGCCGCGCCTGGCTGCGCTTTTCAGCCGCCCGCGCCGCCAGCATATCCACCGCGTTCAAAATCGGCATAGTAAACCTGTTATTCTGCCCTATCATCTTACCTCCCTCCCAGCAACAAAGCCCGGTTCTGCCTGTTCAAACCCATCCCAATTCCCTTATTCTGCAAACCGCTCAACGTACCGGGAGTATTAGCCTTAGCCAAACCCCGCCCCGCATTTGCCGTATCAAACAACCCGCCGCCCAACAACAACCCAACCCCCGCCATATCACCAATCGTCCCCGCCCACATATCGCGATTAGCCTGCCCAGCCTCCAAACCGCCCTGCGCATAATCCCGCTCCATCCCCGCGTACTGCTGCTCGCTCCCCAGTTTCAACTCCTGCAACGGCGCCTCAATCTCGCTTGCGCCCCTGGCCAGGTTATAACTACTGCCAGCCAACGCCGAAAGAGTCGCTCCGCCAGGCATCCGGTTCGCACCCGCCATCTGCTTAATATTTTGCTGCGTCCCCAAATTCGCGCGCTGTAACTGTCCCATCTGCTGCGCCCTTATCCCGCCAATATCAGCATCACTCAACGTAACCTCATCCCGCCATTGCCGGGGATCAGGTATAGTGTTCCTCTGCTTCCCAACCAAATTCGCCAACGCGCTCCCACCACCAGCCAAAGCCATCAACGCCAACATCGGTAACGGCATCACACCACCTCATCTTTATTATAAATTAAAACGGTCATCGAGTAGGTTCGCCTGCTGTACCTTTGCGAACCGTATCGAGATGCCGTCCATAAAATCCACTAATTGCCTTCCGGCGAACCCATTTCACAACCACCGCACACAACCGCCCTGGGCTCGCCTTCCAAGGAACTAACCTACCGCTTTTTTCTCCGTCATTAGCGCAATCGCCTGGCCCAATTCAACGCCAGCCTTCAACAAATGCTGCGCCACAGCCGGTTTATCCGCCACCTGCAACTCTGCAATAATCGAATCCAGAAACGCCCGTTCATCCTCATCAACATCGCGTAACTCCACCGGAATATCCGCAATGTTTTCAACCGCTGCCGGAATTTTCGTCACAATCGCAATCACATCCGTAGCATCCGTTAAACCGATCTTTTCCCCTTTCAACTTGCGCGCAATAAAATTCGCCAGGGGAATCATTGCCGCCAACACCTCTGCCGTGTCATTAATGTTTCCAGCCATCAGCACACCTTCCTTGTTCTTTAATGGTTTTCCAACTTTAAAAATGTAACGATTAATTAAACCGCTGGACAATGCCAACGCTCCCGCAGCCGTAGTCTCAACAGCAAACTCCTGTGCGCCCGGAATAAAAAACATTCCCACACCCGCCGCAGTAGTCACAGCCCCGGCCCAAATTCTTTTCTTCCCGCTCCCTTTAAGCAGCTTTTTGGACAAACCGGGAATAGCAGGTAACAGCCGCCTCCCGACCTTCCAAATACTTGAAAGAATCATAATCACCTCCGCGCCACACAACCCGCCGCTGACCTGCCATAACCACATCAATCACCATCGGCCACCGATAACCCAAAACCCGGCTCTTTACAAACCAGTCATTATTAAACCCGTTTTTATTATTACCGCTTAACAAATTCACACAACCGGCATCCTCGCCCAACCACAACCCGGCATGTGCCTGCCAACTCAACCCTCGCGCCAACACAGTAACACAACCCAACCTCGGCTTGCTAATCGGCCTGCCATAATCCAGCCAACTCCGCGCCAACAGGCTCCGTGTCCCCTCATATCCGGCAGCCGCAAAACAAAAATTCAACGCCGCCGAACACCAGGGCACCTCATCATGCGTAGCAATCCCGTCCGGTATTCGACAAGTCCGTAAATATTGAATAATCCGCAAATTATCAATATCGCCATCCACCTCGCTCACACCAATCTCCCCCCGCGCAATTGTCAACCAACTTGGCTCATTCATTCGCTTTCGCCTTCAACTCTTTAATATCCTGCCGAATCTCGCTCAAGATTTGCCTCACCCACACCGTATCATTATTACTTGCCGCTTGCGCCTGCTCAACAGAACGTAACCGGTCCCATTGTTCATTAATCGCCTTTTCCTGCTTTTCCTGCTCCTGCTTTAACAAAGCCAACTCCACACATGGAGGAACATGCCGCTTTTCAAACACCTTAACCAGCAGACCAATAACCAAACCTGCAAACGTACAAATAATATAAATACTAACCTGCTCACTCACGCGCCCTCCAAAACCTTAATCCGCCGTTCCAGTTCCCGTATCCGCTGTTCATAATACCGCATCACCTGCTCCAAACTCCGCGCGTTAACATCCTCATCCTTGCCAAACCGCACCGGCCGCCCCGCGCTCTCTGTCCGCTCCTGCCTGCCGGAAGCTTTCCGCCAGTTTACCATTGCATCACCCGTAGCTTCAACTCCCGTAACGTAGCCTGCATACTACTATCCGCCGAATCACTCGCAACCGTCACCTCCAACTCCTTAAACAGAAAATTGGGAGTCTCTCTCACAACCGTAACCTTTGCCGAATCCAGTGCCACCGCCACAGTATCCGCATTCAACTCGCTCCCATCGCTCATAATCACATCACAACCAACATTTCCTTTACCTCTAAGGTAAAATTCATGCAGCTTTTTCCAATCCCAACCGCTCCCCGCATCAATCAACCGACTCGTAAAACTCCACCCCACCTCCTCATCAAACGTAGTAGAATCATGGTCAAACGTCACCACCCGCGTACTATCACAAAGCAAAAGCCGGTTATCAAAATCCAACCACCCGCAGGAAGGAACCACATCAGTATCCCGCACATACCACGCCCCCCGGTCCGGCTGCCACACCAAAATTTCACCATCCAAAACACACCACAACCCATTATTCAGTTTATTCCAAAACAACAAACCATCCGCAGTCACCTTCTCCCGGTACCGCTCCCGCAAACCCTCCCCGGCAGTAACCCCGGTCACAGCAATACCATTAAAACCAAACAACTCACCCTCATCCATAAAATAAAGGTCGTTGTTTACCAGCGTCCACCCATCCATGGCATACAACCCGTTCTTGCTGAACCCCACGTCCTGGTAAAACTGCCCATCATTAAACTGCCCCTGCGTTAAACTCCGTTTCTTCATCACCACCAGGCGATCATTAACATTCGCAATCGCCAAATTCCTATCGCTCGTACCAACCCCCGTCTGCATAATATTCAGGTTAGGAAACACATCCCACTGAAACGAAGGCGAATACCGGATCACATCCTCCTCCTCATCCTCCAAACTCAAACAAAACGCCCTGTCCCCAATAATCACATGATGCGAATAATCGGGATTTATATCCTTCGTCCCCGCAGGGATCCCGCTCAAATCATAAAAATCCGTTCCCCCATTCGCAAACTCCACCCCAACCCACATATAATAATAACCGCCATCAACATCCCACAACCACTCCGGCTCAATCTCAAAATTAACCAATGTATTAGCGTCATAATCCAGATAAGCAGGCGAATCAACCTTAACACTCACATACCGCGAAGGCTTGGGCGCAAACACACTGCCCCCGCCCCAAATATCATAAATCACCGTATCAATAACAAACGGCGTATAATACAACCCGAAATAACTTTGTAATTTTAACGTCAAGCCCTCCGTCAAATACCCATTTTGCCAAACAGCATGACCATCATCCGCCGCACCATAATAAAAAACCAGGCTATCACTCGTACTCGTACTACTAACCATCTGCGCCCATTGCACCGGTTCCGGCTTTTCCGTTAAAGAAACAATATTCCCGACATACCACCCGCTTGCCAAAGCCGCATCATCCAAACTATCCGCCCAACTTAAATCATTCCCAAAACTATAAGCAATACCAATATCCGTAACCCGCCGCAACAGCAAACTATCAGGCTCAACGCACAACTTTAACCCCGCCCCAACCAAATTCCCGTATAAAGTCTTGTACGTCTCGGTCAATAGCGAATACTGCCCATCATCCATAACCACAAACAACTTTACATAAACCACAGTATACGCCGCATCCACATCACAAATAGCCTTCCCGTCAAACCATAAATTTTCTGAACCTATATAAATACCCCGATTCTCGGCGCTAACCTCGCTCTCCGTTAACTGCCAGCCCTTAACAGTAAACGTGCTATCCGTCTCCGGGAAAAAAGTCCGATCCACATAAAAATAACTTAGCGGCTTGCTGGCCCCCATAATCCGTACCACCCCATTATAACTCGAAAACCGTAACACATCATCACTTAATATAAGCGGTATTTCCAGCTTTACATTATCAATTATTAAAGTATCAATTGCAGCCGTTGAATCTTTTACATAAATAGCAAAACGATCATAAGCAAAAGGATTATCTATTTCAGTTTGTGAATCATAACTAATTTCTTGCCAATCGTTTAAATGATCACCGTTAGTTACAAATTGAATCCTGCCATCTGGTACAGAAGGATTCAAAGTGTCCATAAAAACATTTACCGTAAATATCGTATCACTTTTTATTAAAGCCGAAAATCTTACTTTTGATGGAAAAGTATTTATATATTTATCTGCAATTTTTTGTCTTATACCCAAATAATGTCCAGGATACGTTTCACCATATTCTCGCGGCAATAAACCTTGCGCCGCGCCATTATACCCGCTCGTATCAAAATAAACTTTTTTATTGAGATCATATATTTGACTATACCATTCCCAATCAGTAGCCAAATAATTATTTACAAGAAGGTTTCTTTTTTCCTCCATCCGCCCATTTTTCAAAACATCCACCCAGGGCAAATCCAGCGTATCATGCGCCGCGCCCATATACCCATCATCATCATCCCAATCCACCCGCACCAGGTATTTTCCATCCTGCACCAACAAAAACCGCTCCCCGGTAATATCATCCGTAACCTCGCATCCCGCCTTTATATTGCCAAATCCCGTATCCACAACCACAAATCCGCGCACCGTCTCCCATTCCCCAAGTTTATTCTGCCTAAGATTCACCACCTCCTGATGCTGAAAATTCTGCAAATCGCCCGGCGTAATATCACTCAACATCCCGCCCGGCTTTAACATAATATCAAAATACTGGCCAGCCAAAACCACAGCCGCCAGAACCAAAATAAACCACACCACAATTTTATGCAGAACCCTAACCATACCAATACTCCCGGTAACCGCCAGCGTAACTCCCCTCGCTAACCGCCACATCATTACCACCAACAATCAACGCCTTTAACCTCTGCCGGTTCGCCTGGCTGCCAACCAAAGCCTTTTCCAACCGCTCCGCCTTAACCAAATCCGCCGCCGCCAGGGGATAATCATTACTCAACTCCAAACAAGTCTTGTACAAAATCATACTCTTATTCCCCCGGTTCCACTCCACATCATTAACCTGGCCAGCCGTAAGGTCCGCATCCTCAACCGCCGCCAAAGTAGAACCCAAAGCAAAATAATAAATTGTATACGCCGTGCTTGCGCTCACCCCGCTAAACCACAACTTGCCGTCAAACTCGCTAATTGTCACCCCCGTACAACTTCCGTCCCACGCCTGTTTTTCCAAATACACAAAATCAGTAACAATCCCGTTTGCATCTTCCAGCCGAAACGGCGCCAGCCACCCCGCCGGCAGAGCAACATACTGCACACTCTCCGAAAAACTTCCCGCCGCAATAACCAAACTCTTTTCCACCAGCAAATAAGCCCGGTTCAACTCCTCATAAATACGCTGCATCGCCCGCAACACCCGCGGCTTTTCCAACGCATCAGGCCGCCCCAACCGGTCCTGAACATCATCCAGCGTATCATTAACCCAATTACTCATTTGCCGTACCCTCTTTTTGTGGAACCGGAACACCCAACACACTCGCCAACTGATAATTAAAATCAGCCTCCGCGCCAGGTACAGCCGCGCCATCCACCAACCCGCGCGCCTGCAGGCTCTTATCGCTCAACACCTCCACAATCCCCGCCTTCACAATCAATCGATGCAGCTCCGTACTAATCAACGGCTCCAGGGAATACCACACATTCTCAGTCGGCGGCGTCTCGCTCGTAATTGCCCCGTCCAAAGTCGCAACCCTCGTCGAACCCACATAATCAGTTATGAGTTGAATTTGTTCCAACACCCAATTATCCCCATTCTTTACATAAGTATGAAGATAATGATCATTGTACACATCATCGATCTTGGAAGCATCAACATCAAAAGTAATACTCGTACCCGCCTTAGTAGCCGCCGCCGCCTTGCCCCAAATCAAATCCGGCACCCGCCTCCGGTACTCTAACCGACAATCACCCTCCGCAGTCCCCACCGGCGAAAACTGAAAAATCCGCCCCATCCGCACATACAAAGGATGCGTTTCATCATTGCTGGGATAATTCCGCGTCCCAATCATCGCCCGGTTAGCCGCCTCCACCTTACGCGCAAACACATAATCACCAGTCGTGCCATACTTGCGTTCAACATTAATAACCTCCTCGCAATCACCAGGCACATACACACTCGCCGGAACCGCAATCGAAAGAGATTTCCGGCTCACCAACACATCCGCCAACAAAGCCTTCATAGCCACAGCCACCAGCAAATAACCCATATTCACATAAACTAATAAACTTCTATCGCTAATCTTCTCCTGGCTGCCCAAATCCAGCTTTTCACGGATTGTACTCATAATCTCTAAACTGTTCATCTTAAAAACTCCCTCTCCCTCTCAACCACTTTATCGCATCCAGCAAACTATCAATCACCGCATTCAACTGCGAAATCTCCTTACTCATCGCCGCCTTTTCCAAACCATCTACATTCTCCAAAGGCTCAACCAGTCTATCCTTTTCACCCAACGCATCCAGCAGCGAATCCAATAACTTTTCCGCATTCTCCCGGCTCAAAACAAAAGAAGCCCCGGTTTCTTTATCACCCGGTTCAGGTTCACACCATGCCCATTTTTTTAAATAAGCAACTTTTTGCGATAAACTATTTTTAATCTTAATCTGAAAACCCACTCTTTCGCCTTCATCTTCCTGTTGCGCATTAACAACCAGGTCTTCAGAATCAATAAACGGAAAAAACCCTTCAATCTTTTTCATGCCCAATTCCCTTCATAATTAATTAAACGACTTTACTTCATTCTCCGCCAAAACGTGCATATTCGCCGCAACACTCTTGCTATACCCCTCCGTCAAAGCGCACAACTCGGTCGCTTTAAATACCACCAAATTTTGAAACATCTCATTCAACAAACTGTTTTGCGAATCCGTCACAGCCGGTAAATTCTGCTTATACTTTAACCTGTATCCCTCCTTCACATTCGCACCAGGCACAGGGTAAATCTCAAACCCGCCCTCAAAAGCCGGACACATAACCGGGTCCGTCTCCCGCGGCGTACTGTAAATACTCGAAGCATCAGGACTCTCCTTCACCCGCGCCTTATACCCCCGGTTTACAGCCGTAATCCCCTCCACATAATCCAACCGCAACTCTACCCACCGCCCGCAATCCAACGGCCACTGGTACAAATTCACGCCCAGTTCCAAATCCCCCAAAACGGACTTGATCGCCGTATCGATAAACCGCAGAGGCACAACGTTCATCACCCAACGCTGCGCCTCTGTTATATTCGCCAACACCTGGTACTTTGTATAAGTATCCGCGCTCGCTTCCAAAGCCAGGTTCCCGGCAATAATCGGTTTTATAGTCGACGTTAAAATCATCCCAACACTTCCGCGCTTTTTCCGGCAATCTTTTCAACCAGCGTTTCCGCAGTATCTTTTGAAGTTACCGGCAAACCCAGTTTCACAGCCCAATCCGCCAGCTCCTTTTTTTTCAGCGAATGCAAATCGCCCAGCTTTTCCAGTTCCTCAAGAACTTTCAAAGCCTGCTCATTGCTCACCGGACCAGGTTTTTCGCCTGTATTCCCCGCGCCATCAGAAGTAGCAGGAACAAAAGGCGTAACCACAGCCCCGGCCTTCGTCACCGTATAACCGGCATCCACCAGCATCTTAATCGCCGACTGTAACCGATTTTCCTCCGCCTTAACAATATGCGGCGCCAGGTCTTTTGCAGTCTTACTTACAATATGCGGATTCTGACCAACAATCTCCTCGCCCTCCGCATCCGGTATATCAATCTTGCACACATCAAAAAACAGCTTGTACCCGGCATTGATCTTGCCCGTCTTTAAATCACGAAATCCCACCGTCATTCCTTTGGGATTATTTACTCGCAAATACAACTTCATCGCACTATCTCCTTGTTAAAATTTTATAAAAGGGTGAGGACTACCAGGCTACCAAACTCGCACCGGTAGTCCCTTTTTGGCATTGGGCATACCAACACTCTTAGGTCACATCGCCAATTTCAGCCCACGTATCAGCCGCCGTCTTGTAATAAATCATGTGATTCGTTGTGTCAATAAACAGCGAATCAGTCGGCGCGTCCGTGTAATTAGTACTCGGCGCCGCGCTTCCAAACAAAATTTGAAACTGAAAAGCCCCGTCCTCGCTGGTAAAACTCAGCTTGTAAATCGTCCCGGAACCTTCATACTCAGTTTTTGCGGGCTGCCGAACATCCAAAACCATATTTACAATTTTATCTGCCATCTCTCTCACTTCCTTTCCAGGCAATAAAAGCCAGGTTAATTATATCTTATCTCGCACCATCGCAATTTTTTTGTCGAAAAGTAAAGCGGGCTTGTCAAACACCACGCTCCACGATAAAGTCGTACCTATCGGATTCCCCGCCTGGTACGCAAACTTTAACCGCATCCATAAACCAATTTTGTAATAAGGATCACTGCTCCCGGTCTGCACATTTAACGTATCATAAATAGCCGTAGTCGTTAATTGATCCTTAATTACACCGCTTGCCAGGGATGCTAAAAACCACGTTTCCCGATCCAACGAATACTCCAAAGAAACATTACAATCCTCCGTACCACCGGCATCATTACTCATCACCATTGTGTAAAAAGCATTGTTTGCGGTTAATGGACCTATCCACATCGCCTGTGTATAATGGGTTCCAATACTGTCCGTGGCCGCAGTCGTGGTCGTGCCATAGTACCGCACTTTGGCTCCAAAATCTTCAAACATCGCAGTCGTATTATAAACCGTACCATTCGCAGCCGGAAAAACACCGGTAATGCCAATAAACAGCAAACCCACCAGCATCACAATCGCAATAACTCTTTTAATACTCCAACCTCTCACGTCACACCTCCACTTTTTTTACGGTCATCGAGTAGGGCGTCCCGCTTTTAGGACGCCCGTATCGAGATGTTTATACAATTAATAACCTGCCGGCATCGCCCGCGTAATCGCAATAGCGCTTGTATCATTCACCAGGTATTGCCCTGTTGAACCTTCATCATTGTTCCAGAAATCCGCTCGCGCCCAACCAACCAGAGTACGGAAACCCACGCCTTCAACTTCCTTATAATCGCGTGTTTCGCCTATAAACTCTAACGGCTTGCCGCTTGCCTCAGCAATCGCATTATCGCCCAGAATGATCGCGCCGAAAACCTCATAGCCGCTCCAATCCTGGTAACTCGTAATATCACTGGCCGCAGAACTTGGTCCCCACACCGGCAGGGAAGAACTGGTCGTAACCGGCCAAATCGCCTCCCCGGCGTCAAAAATCGCCCAACCATTCCAGAACCACTTGCAGCCAATCAACATCGGATTATTTTTGGCAAACTTTTCCGCCGCCGTCTGTGCAACCACCTGCTGAAACTTGCTATCTTCCTGCAGGTCTTTTATCTGCCACTGGTGAGCAATAATAACCCGGTAACTTTCGCCTTCCACCGTAGCCAGCATCGGAATCTTGCGAATCTGCGGTTCAGCTTTCAGCGCATTCAAAAAGTCCGTATTGAAAACATGGCTAACACCCACATTATCAATCGCCGTAGCCACCGCATTTTCGTAGGCAGTAGTCCCAGGATACACGCCGGAACTCGAAACCTTACCACTACCCGCCACATAAATATGCGGATGACTCCACGCCGCCAAAGTCGAAGCAGCCTCGCCGCCCAAAACATTCAGGGATTTTCCCTTGTAAATCGCTGCCGGAATCTCCATAAAGTTCTGCAACTCGGCAAAATACTGCCGCAACTGCGGTTCCGCCTGCTGCACCAGGTTATAACTTTTCAGAATCTGATCAGTCAAAGAGGATTCTTTGGTTTTAACCGCATGGCGGATTATGTCAATATAAACCGCCAGGTGATTAACCTTCTGCTCCTCCTCGTGTCCGGATAATTGTGTTCTCCCATACTTGGGCAAATTAACCAGCCGCCGTAACATCGGCACCTGCAACTGGTTCCCCGGTAACTTGTTCAACTCCTGGTGAACCACAATCGGACTGTTAAAAACTTGCCGCGATTTTTCGGGATCAACCATGCCGCCTTTTGTATTGAAGGCTTTGAACCGCCCCCAAAACATAAACTTGGCCGCCTGAAAATACATCTTTCTTGCTAATAGCTGGAACTGATTCCCGCTAAAAGCCACATCATATATACCTACTGTACTCGCCATCACAACACCTCCCGCCTTCCCTGCTTATAAAGTCAAGAAAAACTGTTAATCATCCTTACTCATTTGCATTACCTGCTCCTCGGATAGCGCCGCTATTTCCTTCTGAGTCATATTCTCCAAACTCTTGGGAATCTTGCTCCCGCCGGCAGCAGGAACTTTATCGAATTTACTACCGCCATTTTGCGCCGACTTGATCGCATTAACCGTTTCCGCCCGTGCTTCCTTTTTCACCTGCTGCTTTACAGCGTCCAGGTTCAAAATCCGCCAGGCATTCCGTAACGCGCTCGCTTTATAAACCCCGCTCCGGTCCGGCGCAAAACCGTTATCCGGGTCACTTACAAAGGCCGCTAACCGCTTAAAATCGGGACTCTTTTCGTACCACTCGTTTATCTCCGCTTCGTGCGTACTCAAATCCCAGCCTTTTTCAGCCTTTAAAAAAGTCAAGACCTCATTATCCTGAACCCGCGCAATCTCTTCTTGCGCATTTTGCTGCTGCTGAACCAAAAAACGCTGGTTCTCTGCCTTCCAGGAATTGTATTTATTCAGGTCGCGGTAATATTCAACCACCGCCTCCGCGCCTTCCTCCTCTTGCAAAGCCTCAATCTCCGCATCGGACAAAATATCATCCTCGCCAAAATCAGGCTTTTTAGAGTCAACCTTTTCCTGCTCAATCGCCGCCAGCCGCTTCTTATATTCCGCCAATTTCTGCTGCGCTTTCGTTAACGCCCGCTTGGTATCAATCAGGGGATCATGGGTAACTTCCGGCTCCGCATCCGTTCCAGCTTCCTTCTCATCTGCTCCCGCATCCTCTTTGCCAGCTTCCGTTCCCAAATCCGCGCGCTCATCTGCTCCGTCAACACCTTCCGGCGCATCCGGGCTTTCTTCTTGCGCGCCCTCCGCAGCCGATCCAGCTTTTGCGGCTTCTCCATCAGCATCCACATCTTCAGGCTCCTCCGGTTGATTCTTTCGGATAATTCTGTTATCATCGTCCACAACAACAGAGTCCAACTCATCAAACCCCAACTTACTTGCATCAAGCTGGTCCGGTTCCGGCGCCTGCGCAGTCACATTAGCAGCATCAGCATTTGATTGCTGCTGTTGCTCAATATTTGCCGCCGCCTGGTCTTGAATCTCATTTGCCATAACTACAACCTCCATCAATCGCGGGCCCGTCCGGGTAATCCGCCTCTATAAATTAAACCGCCGCCTTCACGGGTCCGCGCGTTTGCCCGGATAATCCGCTCCCGCCGCCGCCATCTAATTGCTGCTTCTGCTTTGCCAACTGTAAAAGCGCCTGCGTCCCCTGCAAAGCCTCCTGCTGCTCTGCCGTAACGCCAGCCTGCGCCAATGCCTGCTCAATTCTTTCCAATAATTTATCAATATCCCCTAAATCGCTTTCTTCCAGCCACCATCTAAAGTCAATCGCCTGCGGACCTAAACCCTGCCAAATCATCTTTACCAGCTCCGATTTTTCCAGGAACCGAGTCGCTCGAGCTGTCGGATTCCTCTCCAAATCATCCATGCCCACCATATACTCGCCCAAACGCACATCATTAAGAACCCTATCCGCCATCTGTAAATTAAGCGCCACCTCATTCTGCTCACCGCTTTTGGGATTCGTTATAAGGAAATACCGCTCATTTGTCACATTCAACTGTATCAGCTTTACCGCCTTATTGTACACCCGCCGTTTCATCCACCGAAAATAAAAATCAGCCACCGCCAAATTATTCTGCGCCTGGCGAACCCGTTGCGCAAACAACGAAGCATTCTCATTCGCGCTCTGGTCCGCCCCCATAAAATTAGCGTGTGCGTTAGTGATCTTGAAAATAAAATCCAAAGCCGATTGCGCCATCTCCAAATGACCCGTAGGAACCTGCGGCGCCTTCCGCTCCTGGAAACTATCGTTTATACTTGCATTCTGCTCAAACTCCATCGTAAAGCCCGGCTCATGGCCGCTCTGCACATACTCATCATAATTTTTAATATTGTCCGGCTTTACATTATCCCCAACACTCGAATTCTTATTGAGAATATCCATCGTCACATTCTGCAAATCATTTAAATGCTGCTGTGGACCTAAAGCGTTTTTCATTATCCCAAAATTCAAATGCGTAAATTTCCCGTAAGCATACGGCTGAAACAACACATAATCCCACATATTATCCTGCAACTGCGCCTTGCGCTCCCCAAGGTGAAAATTCAACGCCGGAATCACCTCGATGATCTTTTTAACCTCCTGATCCTGCTCTATAACCTTCATAGTCGGGTGACTGCGTAAATACAAATCCAGCCGCTTCCCCTCTAGTTGACAAATTTCGCTCTCCCCCGTCTCCATATCCATCAACACCGGCACCCGTTCAACCGTCTTTTTGTGGAACTCGATCACCCGGTACAAACCCTCGTTCTCGTGTTCCTCCACAAAATACCGATGCTGAAAATTCCGCCGAACATCATAAGCCAAATTCGAGTTTTTCCACCATTCATCTTTATCACGTAAAAACCCCTGCAACTTGCTCCTGTGTTCCGGCCAACCCCGCATAATCTGGTCGGCATCCATCCACCGGCTGCGTAATAAATACCGCGCATCATCAGCAAAATCCCGCTTGGCGCGACTATCCCACATCAACTCAAACTCATCCACATTTCCGAATACCAGGCTCCCGTCAATCTGCAACTCGTCCGAATACCTGGGATACATCACCCCCATGCGGTTCATCCCGGCGAGTAGAGTCTTACCCATATTCTCCTTGCACTCCGCATTCAGCGCCAGCGTATCGATAACATTCTCCAACGCCTCCGCCGTCGCCGCATCCCCGCCCTGTTTTGGATACACCCGCATCCGCTCATCACTCAAATAAAAATTGCCAAGTACCTGGTTAAAAATTGTAAAAACTATGTTGAAAACCCTGGTCGGACGCCGCTTTGAAGCATAATACGCCAACTGCTCCTGCGTATACTGCTCCCCCGCAAGAAAGTTATAACCCTTCTCAATCTCATTATACACCTTTTCCCACGTAGGAAACTCGCGGACATACACATCCGCAATCCGCGCCACATCCCGCGTCTTTTTATCCTCCTGGGAAACCACCTTAACATCCGCGCCAGCAGCGCTATTTACATTATCAGCCATGCTATAAATTTACCTTAAAGGTAAAATAAGCACAAGATGAAATGATTTATTTAATAAACCGCCCCTGCCAAATTCCCTAACTCTATAAAAATCAACCAACTACAAAAAACACAACCCCTAAAATAGCTTAAAAAACATTAAACACTTTATCAACCCTCACAAAACACAACTCCATATTTTAACCATCCACCAATAAAAAAAACCCGGAACCGTCTAAACGGTCCCGGGCCTGCTTTGACTTGTGCCCCCCTCCGGTATCCTCCCCTGGTTATTCAAATAAAACAAACTGATCTTTGTTTAATTTTTCTCTGTGATTTTGCATCCACCACCAAAACATATCTTCACCGCTTTTCCATCTTTTTGAAAAGTCCAATTTATTATCAATTCCATATTGGTATCTTTTTTCAAATGCTCGTATAAATGCCTTTACATATTTTGGATAATTAATAACATCCTGTTTTCGACTTTCACCGTTTGCCATAGGACAAAATAAACAACCTATTCGCTTTTGTCCTTTATTATATAATTCGCAATATTTTAAATTATTAAGCTTTATAAATTCCCACACCTCACTTTCTTTCCAATTAATAATAGGATGCAGATAATGTTTTCCAGCCAATTTATTACATGTTTCAACCATTTTTCTATTTGATCTACTAACCGATTCTTCCCATCTTATACCGGTTAATACAAACCTATCATTTCCGCCTTGCTCTTTAAATTCATGGCAACACCAACGCCTTTTTCTTCCGTTGGGAAAACCTCTCCTAACCAATTCCTTCAAAAAAGTTTTATTACTTCTATCCCAATTAACATCAGGATATTCATTTTTTATGAACTTTGTTAATTCAGGCGGATCAATTGTTGTTACGTTGTAATGTGCATCAAATTTAACGCCAGCCAATTCAGCTAATTTATAAATAGTAATACTATCCTTTCCCCCAGAGAAAGCCAAATAATAACCTTCTGGCGGTTCATAAACTTTCAATCTATCAATAGCTTGTTGAATCTTATTTATTGGCCCAAACAACGTATTTTCTCTCAACACCTTTCCACCTCGTCCATTAATCATTTCTCGCAATCGAGGCATTTGCCCAAAACATTACTTCCTCCAGCTTTGTCATCGCCAACGATCTTTCCCGGCCCTCCGGACAAACCTCATTAATCAAACAAGCAAACTCTTTTGCCTTTTCCCGAATTTTTAAAATATTAACTATTCCTTCCTCAGAAGGAACATGATGACTAAAATTTCTTTCAATCACATCATTCATTATTTTTCTCCTTAAATTGAATAATCGTACCACCATCATCTTTTTTAATACGAACCTTATTTAATAAACTATCCGGCTCATTCGTAATTCGTAATTTGTAATTAAACCTCGTTTCTTGCGAAACCCCGCTTCGCACCCCCAACCGCCGCGCATACACCCGCGCCGCCATAATCGGCACATCACGCGGAAAATCCATCATCACCGGCGCAATCGCACCCGTTCCCGTCCACGCTAACTCCCGGTTACTCACCCATTTAAACCACCCAAAAGAACTGTCCGCGTTCACATACCAGTCATACTCCGGCAAAGGCGCTAAAAACGGCACCATATTAACATACCAAAAACTAAAATTCCCCTGGTAATACACCGGCAAACTATCCGCCAGCGTACTATCAACAGTCGTATCCGGGTAAAAGAAAAACATCAACCCATCCAGCGTTCCGGGATCATACCTGCTAAACAAACTATCCGCCGCCACCGGCGCATACAACCCCGCCTCCGCCGTAATCCCAACCAACGGCAACAACCCCAATCCGCTACATCCCGCCAGGCACAACACCACAAACAACATTGCCCACCAAGTCCACACCGTCCACCTCGTCCACAATCTTTTCATACACACCTCCAATTCGTAATTCGTAATTTATAATTCGTAATTGTCTTCAAACAACGGCAGCCTTCTCGCCTTCACCGCCGCCGCGTTCAACCACAAAACCTCCGTACTGTACCGACTCCCCCCACACGCTTTTTGCACCCTCGCTTGCGTCTCAAACCTGCCCCATCCCTTCAACGCTTCACTATACAAAGCGCTATCATAAGCGCTTAATACCACCATCCCCTTAACCTTTTGCAAAACATTCAACAAACGAACATGATCTTCCCGGCTCATCTCAAACCTGTACCCGCCCGGCTCCTTTTCCTCTCGCGTCTTGGTCCGCGTCTCCGGCAAATACGGCGGATCGCAATAAAACAACGTCTCGTCCGTATCGCACTTTTCAATAACATCACATGCAGGTAAACATTCTATTGCCACCTTTTTAAATCGCATAATTGCCTTTTCTAATTCCGCAGGATACGTATTCCAATCATGTGTACAAAATCTCCAAAAATTAAAAGCCATACTATCCCGGAACCCTGTACTCACGTCCGTTGTAACACTATCGCTCCTGAACCCCATAAACGACCTCACAATCGTCCTCCGCGCCATCTCCACATCATCATCAACATAACCATAACTCAATTCAAACTCTGCCCTGCTGTACGGCGTCAATTCCAGCATCCCTATTAACCTGATCGCTTTTTTCTCATCCCGTAACACCCGGAACACATTCACCACCTGCCCGTCCAGGTCATTGTATACTTCTGCAAAAGACGCAGGCTTTTGAAGCAACACACTCGCCGCCCCGCCAAACGGCTCAACATAAATCCTATGCGCCGGAAAATGCCCAATCACCCATTTAGCCAACCGCCACTTACCGCCATGATACCGCAACACCGGCCGCTTCACCCTAACCTCTTCCATTCTCTCTAACCCTTCTCCATCTTCTCACCTGACCCGTTGCCCGGCTATCGCGCCATACCCTAAACCGTAACCTGTGCCCAGCAGCAATAAACCGCATTCTATGCACCAACCCGCAATCGCAACACTGAAACTTAAAATCCTGCCGCCGCCAATCAATCTCCACCGCCTCCCCCGCCTTATAACTCGGATAAAACTTTTTTCCTTTCATCTTCCGCTCTTTTCCAAAATCTTTTTATTTTCATTCTATCTTTATTAGTCAATATTCCATCCCATCGCTTATTTAAAAGTTCAATACATTCTTTTGTGTGATGTTCTTTGCAAACATCACCTAATACTCTCTTTATTTCTGGCCTGATAACTCTATACTCAGCCATTTTATAACAAAAAGAACAAAACATATCTTTTCCCTTTCACCATTCGTAATTCGTAATTGCCTTACACCCCATCCGCACCTGCAGGCCGCGCCATCCGTTTCCGCGACCGCGTTCCAACCTCCCCATAATCATCCGTCATACCAACCCGCTCCTTTGCCTTCTTGCGCACCGGCGCCGGTAACCACTCATGCAACCGCAACTTAATCGCCTGACCCATAACCCTGTCATCAAAATTTCCCTCCTCAGCCTCCGGCTTGCCGTTCTTATTATAAACAAAAGTAAGGCATTCCCTGAACACACCAGGCTCCAACGCCCCGTCCGTCCCCTCCCGCAATGCCTTCCTAAACTCGCTCAACATCGGCGATCGCGTCACATTAGTAGTCAACCAACCCAACTTATCCGGCGAAACCGGCTCCTCAACCACCCGGTCATAATCATACTGACGCATAATAAAACCATACCGCTTTTTCAACTCACTGATCACCGCGTAACCGTGATTGTTCTTTTCCGGCGCAATAAAACAGCTATCATACCACCGCCCAAAATGCGCCAGCAAATACGCCAACACATCCGTATCACAATGCCCCCGGTACCACGCCACATCACGACCTAAAACCCTGTCATACACCACAAAATAACTAAAATCCCCCTTTTCCAAACCCTCCGCCACATCGCAACTAATACAATACCTGTGCAACCACGCCTTTATTACCGCAGGCGGCTCCACAACACAAATATCCCCAAACTCATAATTAAACAACCGCACCTTTTCCGCCCCGCCTTTTCCCGTAACCTCAAACGAAAACCTGTACCCGCTCCTATCCGCCCGCCGCTTTTCCCAATCCTCCGCCAATAACAAACGCCGCGCCACCTCCCGGTTATCAAAATACGGCGAACCAGCCATCAAATGATCTATGTCGAGTTCTTGTGCGATCGCTTTCGGATTATCCTTTCTCCGCTCACACTGCTCATCATACCAAATCGATCTCGGTTTTCCCTCCCCATCCTTATACAACCCTATATTCTTCATCGGATGCAAACTCCAATGAAACGACAAAACATCAATTGCCCCGCTAAACCGCAGCTTACTAAAATACCGCCCAAACCCGCCAGGCGTACTAACGCAAATTCGACACAACGAACTATCCCCCGTCGCCGTCCACGCCTCCTCGTCCTGATGCTCCCAAAACGCAAACTCATCCAGCATAATAGCCCGGTACCGCCCGGACCTGCTGAAATCCGCCGTACAATGCTCCCCCTCAATAAAACTCTGCGTTTCCGGATTCACCAGGTTAGCAATCTTGTCATGCACATTCGTATTAAACCCCTCCGGCAAAAAAACCGGATGTAATAAATACAAATTATACCGCAGCTTTTCAAACAACGTCTTTAAATTACCCTTAACATCCACCTCATCAAACTTGTAGGATCCAAGCAGAAAATCATTCCCGCCTGCCGGCTGCAACCAAAACCACAAAAACACAGTAAGAACCAGCCACGTAAACCCCATATCCCGGCTCTTTTCCACCAGCAAATCCCGCCCGTTTCTTATTCTATCAACCAAATCCAACGCTTCCTTTTCCTGAAAAGCATATAACAAAAACGGTAAAGTCGGACGAGTCAACCCGTACAACCGTAAATACTCCGGCCTCGGCTCATGCGTCCAGGCATGATACCTGAAAAACCGCCGCACATCCCGCAACGCCCGTTGTTTTTCCATCTCCGCAAACTTTGGGGAACTGTCCATCAGCGAATATAACTCACGCCTTGCCCTTACGTTTGCCGAGATTTCTTTTCCGCGTTTCCTGTAAGTGCGCGTCCATATCTCGCTCGATTTCTGCATCCGTCATTTCTGCCAAATTAATATAAACCTTATTACTATTTGTTGAACCACTTTCCTCGCCATCAGCCCCGCCGCGTACCTGGCCCAACTCCAACGCCTTAAATATAGTATCATCACTCACATTATTCTTATCCAACCGGTTAAGCAACGCCTGAATCGCCCTCAACCGCACCTTGGGAATATAATGCCGCACAATATCATCGATATCCTCGCTCCACTTTTTTAAATACGCATAAAAAGTCGGCTCCGAAATACCAAACTCATCCGCCATCTGCTTATTCGTTTTGCGCTTGCCGCACTCCGCAAACTCATTTTCCGCCACCCGCGCGCAAAATTGATTTCTATTTACCTTCGTCCTGCCCATTCACACACTCACATCGTCCAGTTTGTCCACCCCGTCCATTTAAAAAGTCCGGTCCCCGAGTAGGTTCGCCTGCTTTATCTTTGCGAACCGTATCGAGGGGCACGTCTTACTAATTCCTGTACCACTTTTCCGGCAGCTTGCCGCCCTTAATCTCCTTCAACAACCAACCAGGCACCGGCCGCCACTTAACCACACACTCCGGCGCCAACTCACAACAAAACACCCCATCCACAAAATGCCCCGTAACAACCCGCGTTCCATCGCTTACCAATAACAAATCGCTCATGTACACCTTAACCTCAACGCCGTTATCCTCATAACCCACCACCTTACAATCCGGCCATTCCAACCGGTTAATCCATTTCCAGCCATGCTCGCTCACCAGTACGTCTCACTTTTCACGTCTCACTTTTGCCGTTCTACCACTCATTCAACCAGGAAAAAAACCACAACTCCCATACCAGCCCCACCAGTAACGCCCAAAACACCACCCGCGCAATTGTAACCTCAATTTTATTCATACCGTTAGCCTTAATGTCTTAAAAGAACCATATAAACAAAAGTTAGAATAGCTGCCAAAACCAAAACCGAATTCAATAAATCAAATTCTTTGTTTTCTTTTTCTTTGAAACCCGTACATTCATCGCCATTATTTTTTTTCACCTCATTTGTACAAGTTTTTTTTATGGATAATTCATCCATAGGCCCATCTAATGGGCTTTTAGTTTCCATAAATAATCTATTCTTGTACCAATAACACAGTTCACAATTTTTTTTCATCTTTTCATCCCCTTAATTAACCCCTTATTAGTCCGTTCCGTAAATGCATCAATCACCCCCATCCGGTCCAGAACCCAACCAAACACCTGTATTCCCAATACCCCAACCACACAACACACCGCATACCACTGGGGAGGAACATTCCACAACTTTAAAATAATAATCAACTGCAAAACCACCGTATACTTTGTAATAAAAAACGTCCCCCAGTGAAAATAATGCAGTTGATTAATAACCATTTTCCTAAATCGGTTCATTCCTTCACCTCGAAATAAACATCATTATAAGCATTACAAGTACTGCACCTCGGCCAGTAATAACACCGATTCAAAAAATCACCCCACGTATACTCGCTAATCGGCGTCCCAAACTTTTTTAACAACAAATAAATCAAACAACGGTACATCTGCAAATCGGGACCTATAATATGCTCATGCGTATCACACCACACCAGCCGCGTATCACGTTTCAACATCTCCGGGTCAAACACCAGTTCATTAGCCGTTGCAATAATCCCCTCCCTGCGGAACCGGTCCAGGTACATCTCCGTGCTAATCCCATCCGCCCGAATCACATGCACATGCCACTTCACCCCTTTCGGAATCTGCCGTAACCGCTCAATAAACAAATTAATTGCCGGGTCTTCTTTTGGATGATACGAAATTTTCAAAATCAAATTATTCGTACCCGGAACCAGCCGCTTTACCTGCTCCATCCCCTGCGCCGGCAAACTCGTAAACGCCGTAATATTAAAATATTCCAAACTATTTAAAAGATCGCCAAACCAGGGAATGAGGAAATGCTCGCCGCCATTAAATACCAACTCCCGCAAATTATAAAACGAATTCAACACCATCTGCCAATGCTCCAACGGTTGCAAAGCAAACACCGGCGTCACCCCGCCATTCGCAATCCGGTTAATGCAAAACTCACATTTATTATTACACGCAAAACTCAAATAAACATGCACATGATCCGCCCGCTTACAATCCACAGGAACATCAATTCGCCTTCCAACTAACCGGGCAATCAAAGCATTTTTTATTTTGCGAAACCCGCGCCGATCCCGTTCCGCCGCATACTTTACCAGGTTCGGGTCTCCAACATGCTTTAAAATAAACCGCTTTAAACTATTCACCGCACACCTCCATCATTAACCTGTCAAACATCCTCTGCATCCGCCAATCCTGGTAAATCC